CGTAAAAGAGGCAATCCAAGAGGAATTGAAAGATATTCTTTTGGAAGCAGTTCGTGCTCCAAAAGGATCTGTAGCAGTTGTACAAGAATCAATCAAACCAGAAGCTCCTTATGTAGGTGTTTCAACTCAACCATCAATGACTGCTGAACAAAAACGTAACTTATACGAGCAAGCATTAGGTGAAACAACACTTTCATTCAATTCCTCACAAGCTCAATCATTTAGACCACAAGCAGGGTACGATGCCGCAAATGGTACTTTACCAGCAGGGGAAGTTGATATGAGTCAAATTATGGGGTTAATGACAAAATAATAAATGGCACAAATTATAGCAAATAAATATCCTATTGATACCGAAGCTAGAAAAGCTGTTGGGTTTGGATTACCTATAAATGGTGATGCTGTGTTTGTGCCTACTTATACAACTGCTGATCAAATTAAAGCTAATTTAGTAAATTGGTTATTAACTAATAAAGGCGAAAGAATATTAAATCCTGAATTTGGAGCAGATTTAAAATCTTTATTATTTGAACAAGTTGAGGTTGGGTTAGAGGAAAATTTAAAATTTACTATTCAAAATAGTATTAAAAATTATTTCCCAATGGTAAAAGTAAAAGAACTAGATTTTATAACAAACCCAGATGAAAATACTACTAATTTTATCTTAACCTATGAAATAGTTTTATTTGGAATTGAAGATACTGTTAATATATTATTACAATAATGGCTAATTTAAATAGAGATATAAGATATATTAATAGGGATTTTAATGATTTTAGAAGTGCTTTAATTGAGTATTCTAAAACCTATTTCCCTAATACTTATAATGACTTTACAGATACTTCTACAGGTATGCTGTTTATGGAAATGGCATCTTATGTAGGTGATGTTTTATCATTTTACTTAGATAACCAAATTCAAGAAACTTTTATTACAAAAGCTAGACAAACTGAAAACTTATTTAACTTAGCTTATATGTTAGGTTATACCCCTAAAGTCACTACAGCAGCTTCAGTTATGATTGATATCTACCAGCAATTACCCGCAAAGGTAAGTGGTAGTACTACAGTTCCAGATTTTGATTATTGTCTTAAATTACCTCAAAACACTACAATCTCCTCTAATTTAAACTCAGGTTTACAATTCTTAATTGAAGATGTAGTAGATTTCTCAGCATCAAGTTCATTAGATCCAACTGATATTTCTGTATATCAATTACAAGGAACTCAACCAACATATTATCTTTTAAAGAAACAAAGAAAAGCTATTTCAGCAACTATTAAATCTACTACATTTAATTTTAATGCTGCTACAAGGTTTGATACTAGAACTATTAATGATACTAATATTATAGGTATTTTAGACGTATTTGACAGTAATGGTAATGAATGGTATGAAGTACCTAACCTTGCCCAAGAAAATGTGTTCGATACAATTAAAAACACGAATGCTAACGATCCTAATTACTCATCAGATACAGAAGTTCCATACTTACTTCAATTAAAACAGGTACAAAGAAGATTTGCATCTCGTTTTGTAAACACCGGATCACTTCAACTTCAATTTGGTGCTGGTGGTACTTCAAGTAATACAGAAGAAATTATTCCTAACCCAGATAATGTAGGTTTAGGTTTACCATTTGAAAAGTCAAAACTTACAACAGCATTTTCTCCATTAAACTTTGTATTTACAGATACTTATGGAATTGCTCCTTCTAATACAACATTAACAGTTAGATATTTAACTGGAGGAGGAGTAGCTGCTAATGCTCCATCTAATTCTTTAACAGGAATTGATGATACTAATGTAGTATTTTTAAACCAAAATCTTACAAATACAACTTTAGCTAATACTATATTTAACTCATTAGCATCAAATAATCCATTAGCTGCTGATGGGGGTCAAGATGGAGATACTGTTGAAGAATTAAGACAAAATGCTGTTGGTAATTTCCAAAATCAATTACGTACTGTAACTAAACAAGATTATTTAATTAGAGCATTATCAATGCCTTCTAATTTAGGAGTTATAGCTAAAGCATATGCTGAACCTGTTAAAATAGCAGAATACCAACCCGGGGAATTGCCTGCAATTTTAGATTTATATATTTTATCTTACGATTCAACTAAAAAATTAAGAACAGCATCATCACTTTTGAAACGTAATCTAATGACTTATCTTTCTGAATACAGGATGATTAATGATTCTATTAAAATTAAAGATGCTTTTGTTATTAATATAGGAATTAATTTTGATATTATAGTTTTACCTAATTATAATAATAATGAAGTATTAACAAAATGTATTGATGCTTTAACAGATTATTTTAACATAGATAAGTGGCAGATTAATGAACCTATTATGTTAAAAGATTTATATATTCTTTTAGATAAAGTAGAAGGTGTTCAAACCGTTAAAAATGTATCTATTTCAAATTTAAATGAAACTGCTTTAGGGTATAGTGAATATGCCTATGATGTTGTTGGAGCTACTTTAAATGAAGTAGTTTACCCTTCACTTGATCCTATGATTTTTGAAGTTAAATACCCTAATACAGATATTAAAGGTAGAGTAGTACCACTATAATAAAAAGATATGGCAGTATATAAAATTTTCCCAACTCAAGATGCTACATTATATGAGCAATACCCTAGTAAAAATACTGGATTAGACCAGATTTTAGAGGTATCTTCTTATTATTATTTGGGAGATAGATACAATAGCAGATACCTAATTCAATTTTCTACAGATGAAATTCAAGACGTTATTGATAATAAAGTAACTGGAAGTTGGACATCTTACTTAAGAAATTTTAATGCTAATGTTTCAGGATTAGCTATTAATACTAATCTTCATTTTTTCACAGTATCTGGGAGTTGGGGTATGGGTACTGGAAGATATTCAGATTCACCTGATGTAGTTAATGGAACTAGTTGGGTTTGGAAAGATTATTCTGGCTCAGTAGCTTGGATTTCTGCTGGGGGTGATTATAATGCTTCTCCAGAATATTCACAATCATTTTCATATTCTAACCCAATAGATATTAATGTTAATGTATCTACCACAGTTGAAAGTTGGTATAGTGGGTCTGATAATGATGGATTTTTAGTAAAACTTTCAAGTAGTGTTGAAGATAGTACTAGTACTACTAATCAACCTATTTTTAAATATTTTTCAATTGACACTAACACTATTTATCCTCCTTGTTTAGAATTTAGATGGAATGATTCTATTTGGAATACCGGTTCTAATGCTGTATTAAGTACTCCTGAAGCATTTATTTCAATTTATAATAATGCAGGTGTTTATTATTCTGAAAGTGTTCCACGATTTAGATTAGCAGCTATCCCAAAATACCCAGATAGACAATTTATTACAGCTTCTTATTATACTGAAAACTATTATCTTCCTGAATCTCAATCATTATATGCTATTAAGGATAGTGCAACAAATGAATTTGTAGTTGATTTTGATTCTACTTATACTCGTATTAGTGCTGATGCTACCTCAAGTTATTTTGATGTGTATATGAATGGTTTAGAACCTGAAAGATACTACACAGTATTAGTTAAAACTGTAGTAGGTGGGGTTACTAAAGTATGGGACGAAAATATTATGTTTAAAGTTGAAAAAGGATAATTATGGCTGCGACAGATTTACAATCCCCAACCCCAATAGATCCTTCAAGCTTAAAAAATAAGGCTCAAATTACCCCTCAACCAACAACTACTCCTACTACTTCTAGTATGAAGTTAAGAGTAAACCCAACCGGAGAAGGAGCTAATGTAAGTTTAAGCAGGCAAGTATTTAATAAAGATGATTTTAATAAATCAGTAAAAACTGGATTTACTCAATTAGTATCTACACAAGATCCTAGTTTTTTTGATATTAACTTGGCTACAATAGAAGACTTTTTTACGTTATACGACAAGTTTTTTTACGAAATTCCTAAAGAGGGTGATACTAATTCTCACACTTTCTTAATTACTGAAAGTAGTGAATTTGTTAATTTTAACCCAAATCAAGAAGAGATTGAAGCTTTACTTGAAGAAATTACGGACTTAAGAGAAGAAAACTTAGAATTAAGACAGGAATTAGTTCAAACTATTCAATCAGTCCAAGATTTTAAAGATGGTGCTGAATAGTTTTTCTAATTTTTATACTAAAATATATTTATAAATAAATGGCGTCTGAAGTTACAGCATCTATAATCCCCGTTACCCCTAGCGATCTTTTTCCAAATGGATATGAGTTGGATGAATCTGTAGTTCCTAGTGAAGTCATAGATTCATATTTTGATCCTAATTTAAATAGAGTTGAATTTTGGATTTATGATCTTAGTTTAAATTTCTTAGAAGGTAGTTCTAATTTTGATGGGTGGTATATCTCAAATAAATCTTCTACTGGAGAAAATATATCTCTTGTAAATGAATTATCTTTA